GAAGGGATTTCATTTCTTTAAAGTCCTCTGAGGATAGACCATTACCTACACTATTTGTATTGATACCAGATTGAACATCTTTTTTCCTTGCTGAAGAATTACCCGCAGCATTTTTTGAAGAGGTGTTAACTGCTTCTGGGAAATTTCCACCAGAAGCTTTACTCATCGATTCCTTAATCTCAGAAACCCTTTCTTCCACTTGCGCTCTTATTTCTTCGGCAGAATTTTTAGGTTGTAAAGAGGGAACTTTTTCTTTAAGTTCAGAAACGCTAGTAGAAACCGAAGAGGTAACTTTTGATTGAGCTTCTTTTAGCTTTTCCTGGGCCATCTCTTTTGCTCTCCCAAATAGATCCTTTAATTTTGAGCTACCCTCATCCCCAACAGAATCTTCAATCCTATCTGGGGTAGAAATGGTTGATGCTTCTTTTGGTAATGTAAATTCCGAATTTTCTTTTAGTAGGGGATTTATGAAATTGGTAAGATTTGGTAGCTCCCCAAAAATTTCAGGAATGGAGGATTTAAAATTTCCCTCCGCGTTATCCATTCCTTCACGGGTAACCGGACTGCTAAGCTTATTTATATCTTCTAGGGTCATCGTTTCCCTAGTTTCTAATTCATATCCTTCTGGAGATCTAAAATAATTTAGCTCTTCCTGCAATTCATCAGGGTCTGAATAAAACTCTGGGTCACTTTCTAGCAGCATTTTACGGTAAGCTTCTATCTCCTCTTCAGTAGGTAAGAATCTTCTGAGGTTTTCCATCTTTCCGTTTTCTACTATCCCCTCCTCTATAGAGCCAGCTCTTCCAGTATTTCCTATTTTTCCAATTTCAGTTGTTTCTCTTTCGTTAGAACCAGAACTTCTAATTCTTCCTAGTTTTTCATTTTTTTCCCTTTCCTCCAGAAGCATCATCTCCATCAGTTGCTCTTCCGGAGTTCTTACTTTGTCCCCGGATTTGAGCTCAACAAGCTCAGGACCTTTTTCGCCAACTACAGCTATGCCATTGCTTTCTATAGTCCCGCCTTCAGCCAAGCCTGGTATCATAGAAGCTGCATTTGATACAATACCCTTTATAGTATCTCCTCCAAGTAGGGAATTAAAGTCTGGCATTTCCCCAGATTTTACTTGTGCTATTTGTTGTGGAACGTTACCAAGAAAATCTGAGACGGATCCAGTAAAAGACTGTGAAATCTTATCCGTTAATCCATTAAGGAGTTGGCTATTTTGCTCCGTGAGACTTTTAGAAAAAGATTTAGTGAAGCCCTCAAATATACCTTTTAGGTCCTCACCATCCGGAAGATTACCATCCTTAATCTGAGAAACAAGATCCCTTACTTGATCCGAGGATTCAATATTAGATCTTGTAGACTCTTTAAGTTCTTTGTAAAGTAAATCAAAGTTGCTACTTAAGTTACTTAGTTCTTTGAGAATTTTGTCGGAATCAGCCACAAAAAGGGTTTTTATTTCCAACTATATATCTTCTAATGTGGTAATCACTTACTAAAGCTAAACACCTCAGTCTGTCCGCTTTCCTCGAGTTTCTTCTTGTTCTCCCTTTCTACAGCATCATTCAATTTATCAAGCCAGATTTGGTATTCGTAAAAAGGAATGGATTCAAGCCAAGCTGGATCTAACCCATGCTCTTTCCACAGCCTGAATTTAAGGTCAAAATAATTCTCTAAAGATATCTGAAATAACGAAAAGAGATCTGAACCCGGAGGGAAAGTAAATTGGGGCGGTGACCTCCCCATCACCGCACGAATCACACTTGACTCTAATTTTAAGTTTAGTACCTATTTTAATCCTTTCAGCCAATTCAAAGTAGGCTGAAAATTCCTCTTTAGTCCATTCTTCAGCTGAGGAGACCATTGACTCTTTTATTTTGAAGTAATCCAAGCCTCTCCATTCACTCAGATAAAAAGGGGCAATTTTAATAAAGCTTTCGTCGACTTCATCCCCTCTTTTAACAGCCTCTCTTACAAAAGAAGAAATTGCTTTAGTAACACCTATTGAGGGAGGAGTCATTTTGATAGTTTTACCTATCCTCCTTATTGGGAATACAAAACATCTCTCAGTATGAGAGTAGTATTTTTTAAGATTTTCATTGATCTCATAGTTGCTTAAAACCCCGGTTCTAAGTTCAATACCTTCCATACCACTGCATCCCTTGGTTGTACAGCCTCCTTCGGGATTAACAATTATTCTATTCTCTCCCTTGACAAATGTAAGATCCCTAATGGCCATAATAATAAAGAATCTATCCTCTTGTTTCAGATCTTTATATGAGACAACCCCATTATCGTCAAATTTTATACGACAGCAAGAATCCAAAACAAAATTAAGTTTGTCGTCGATGTCGAGCATATCGTCCTCGTCGATAGTAGAGAATTGTCTAATTTCTTTTACCTCAGCTGGCCTTATTGCTATTCTAGTTCCATCAGGATAAAAAAGGCCCTGAGAAGGGAGCATACCCACAGGTAAGTTTTTCCAACCCAGATCCAAGGGTTTATGTGCTTCCTCTTTTAATATGGGCTCACTAGGTACATCTTTTTTCAGCGGAGCATCAGGATAAACTTTATCTGGAAGTTCAGTATCCAAATTTAAACCATTCGGATCGTCATAAACAATCCCACCAGAAATTTCTTTTTCCCTAAGGATCTCCTCAGGGGATAGATTTTTATCAGACATGTTTGACATTTTCTTTATATACCACTAGGTTAGGAAAACCAAGAATTATACAAAAAAGATTAAGCTAAGTTCCGATTATAAGAACAGATCATTCCAATAGTCAGATTTCCAAGTTGTTGAAATAGTGTATAGAGCATCCCCGGTATCGTAAGACAAAGTCATTGGTGTAATGGGCTCAACCAAAAAACAATTGTTTAGAGTAATCCGTCTAAAAACATCGCCCTGCTTGTTAAAAACGGATACCACCATGGATCCAACATAATCTCTCTTAAGACCCATAGCTCCAGTAAGTGGGTTGTATATAAGATCTGACCACTGTCTCAATATCTTATACAGGGTCATTGAATTATTATCGTCAAGGTTTACCTCAAAATCCATGTTGAACTGGACATCAGATGTAGAAGGCTCACCTCCAGAATACCTTCTTTCAGCAAACTTATAGTACTGAGTAACTGCATCAGATGGCTGAATATCAACCTGCAATGCGGAAATACTTTTCACCTGCTGCGTTAGAATACTCTCACCATTGAATGTAGTATTTGCTAGATTTATACCATTAGGTGGAGTAATAATAACCTCAAACTGGTTTAAGAAAACCGGCTCGTAATTATTCCTCGCTGCCTTTGAATTATTAAAATGTGGTAAACCTGCCATCTACTTTTATTTATTTTATAGGAAAAGGTCGTCCCAATAATCAACCGCCCAAGTCATGCTGATCTCATAAAGGGTGTTTCCATTTACATATTCTAGTTCCATTGGATCTATAGCTTTAAGGGGGAAGCAGTCCTTTAAGGTAATCCTTCTAAAGACATCACCATTCTTATTAAATATAGAAATTACAATGGTTCCTGTATAATCTGCTTTAATTCCTTGCGCACCCGTCAACGGATTGTAAATCAAATCAGTCCACTGTCTTAATGTTTTAAAAACATACATCGAGTTAGCATCGTCCAGGTTGACAGTAAATTTCAGACCCAAATCAAGAGTGGTAGTATCTGGTTTACCACCAGCATAGTTTCTCTTGGCAAATTTATATTTTTGAGAAACGAAGCTCGGATTCTTATCAACTTCCAAACCATCAACAGAAATAACATGCTCCAAAAGAACTGGTCCTCCAGCAACTGCTGCTGGCGGAACTACATTTACCTCGAATTGGTTGAGGTAAACTGGCTCAAATTTATTTACTGAGTTAATTGAGTTCTGATAATGCGGTAAACCAGCCATTTACTTTTATCCTTTTTTTATATTTATCCAAATTTCCTATTTTCTAAAATTAAGCAAATTGGATAAACCCACCAGCAGCAATACCTCCGGTACGTGTTACAGTAATTCTGTTAATGAATTTCTGAATACCTCTAGCAGGCTCGATGATCACATCAATTATACCAATATTTTGGTCAATGATTGATGGTGGGTTATTAGAAGAGTCCATGATTACCTGGTAAGCATAAATACCACCGCCAGCTCTAACACCATCAAGGTAGTTGTCAACCAAAGTCTTGATCTCTAGCCTAATCGAATCTTCATTAAAGTCGAATAGGTAATTAGACATGATCTCCTCTACATCATTCTCTACACTTATGAGAAGGTCCCTAACGTGAACTAAATTGAATGCAGAGTTAACTGTTTGATATGCTGTTTGGTTTCCAAATACAACTACACCAAGGCCTCTCCTTTTAATTATAGGGTTAAGACCTACTGGCTCTAACCAACCTCTATCGTCATCAGTAAAGTCATATTCAAGACCTACTAGGTTCTGCCCCGAAATTACCCCTCTTTTCTGTCCAGCAATAATACTGTAAGGCTCACCGTTTGCAAACTTTCTAACAAAGTTGTTAGAGATGTATGCTGCAGGAGGTACATTTATATTCCTATTATTCTCCCTTAGTGTCAAATAAGGGGTATAGAAAGCTGCGTACTTAGCTCCTTGGTCTTCAGTAGGTAAACTGAAAGTGTAAGAAGGATTAAGCGAAAGGTTACCACCTTCTGCAATGTATTGTGCCTTCAGAGATGGGTATGGATTTGTTTGAGTAGGAGCATCAGTAAATCTAGGATCTGTTGATGCCCTAAACTGACTCATAGAAGGAGCATTGATAAGGGCCAAAGCCTTTTGTCTCATCATTGCAAGTTTACTTAACTGGTATTTTGATTTAGGTAGGATTTGACCGCTAAACGTATCTACAATGTATCTGAAGGAGATAACATCCTTAGCAGCAAGGGTTGCTGCAATGTTTGTATTGTACATTACATCAAGCAATTCAGAAACTCTAGCATCAGTTCCATTTGGCCTATGAGAATCTCTCATGGTAAATCCTTGCAGGTAAGTGAAATCAAAAGACCTTGTAAATTGAGGTATTGATTTAAACTTCTGTACTTGGATTGGACTTCCAGCATAGTAGTAAACTGGCCTAGCTGTAGTAACTCTAACAACATTCGATGTTGTGGTTTGGGCTACCGCAGTAACACGGGTAAGTCTATTTTGTCTATTACTTCCGACAGTTTCACAAATATCTAAATCAGTAGAGACCAAGAGATCTCCAACAGAAATCGGATTATCTATGGAAGAGATAGTAAAGTTTGTTGGATCTATCTGTGTTATCACATCTACAAATTGATTGATTGAACCAACAGAAGATATAATATCAGTTTTATTACCAGCTACAGGTAAACCAATATTATCAGAAGCATAAGCACCACCAAAAGCAGGATAATCTTCCAGATTGTCTGGACTTAGTCTTGCTATGTTGTTAAATGCCCTGGCATAGGAAACGTTAAACTGATCCCTATCTACGGTTGTTTCATAAGACAAGTATCTCAGACCTGAGGAAGGAGTAGGTTGTGTCCAAACCGTATCACCATTTTCTAGTTCACCGTACAATAAATCTTGATAGAAGTTTGTTGATAACTGGCCAGTTAAAACATCATTAGGTGTTCCAGCAGTTGCTCCGGTTGCTGGATCAACACTAGTTATATCTAAATAATCTGAAGCTGCTAACTGATAGTAGTTAGATGAAATGTTACCAGAGGTTGCACCAACTAAATCAGTATATGGGGTTACGCTTATACCCTGAGCTGCATAAGAAGTTGTATCGAGTGGATGCGTCCATGTTAATAAAACTTGTCCACCAGTTTGAATCGCGCCAGATATTTTAAGTTTAACCAGATCATTATCAGAAAACTGGTTTATAACAGAACCGGTCAATCCGGAAAGGCCAGTAACAGTTCCTATTAAATAAGGGGAAGACGTTGTACTTGGGGTTGCAAAACTTACCAATTCATTCTTTTCTGCAGTAGTAAGAGAAGCTCCGGTTACACCGCTGTTTGTTACTATGTAATGTAATCCTCCATATTTAAGAGACGGATCGTATGTATCAAAAGCGGAAGAGCTAATTCCATAAGTTGAAGTAGTACCTACCGTAAATAATGTACCCACGTCGATAGAACCAGTTGCTCCTGTTGCACCATCAGAGATAGATGTTTTATTTTGCGTGTATAGATAATCAGCAGTTAAGTTCTGATCGTAACTCAAGAAATTTAATCTTGCATCAACTATATCCCTATCAGCTGTAAGCTCGTCAATTAAATGGTGTCCGACTAGATCAATCTTAAAAGGATTATTACAAAGATCCTCCATTGCATCCTCATCAACTGCACAGAATAATCCGGTAGAAGGTGTATTGTTGTTTATGAGGGTTTGGATGTACTGGTTGTTTCCATTTAGATCTACAAAATCAGGAATTAAACATCCA